GCTACTGGTACGAACAGATACTTCTATGTTGATGATGTGAATGTAGCCTACCCTGCTGGTGTGGCTATTGACCTTGGCAACTTGGACTTGTGGGCAGAGGGATTGCCTGTAGCACCTGCTATTGCAACTATGCCTAGTCTACAGGGTGTCTGGGACGAACCATTATCTGCACACACAATTGCTGGTAGTGCTGGAAAGATATTGAAAGACGGGGCAGATAACGCAGAGGCAGCAGCCTATGATATGTATAAGTAGGGTATAATAGGCGAAAGAATTGTTGTAATATAACGGCAGGAGAATAATCAATGAAAAAAACAAAAGATAGCGTAAAAGTACAGGGTATGTTCCGAGTGAACATCACAGAAGATGGCAAGGTCGTAGGCGACTCTGGCTGGAGAAAGAATCAAATCACTAACCTTGGATTCAACCAGTACCTCGTAGGATCTCTGGGTAACATTTCAGGTAAGTCAGTAACTCATGCAGCCCTCGGTACAGGTGGTGCTCCTGCAGCTTCTGATACTACTCTTGCAGGAGAACAGAGTGTTCGTGCAGCTTTGACTGTAGCTACTAGCTCAAGCTCAAAGACTCTTCGCAACACTGCTACCTTCAGCTCAGCAGCTAGCTTCGTAACAGCTTCAAAGAATATTTCAAACATTGGTCTGTTCAACACTTCGACAGCAGCTACGGGAACTTTGTTCGCAGGTAACACTTACGCCTCGAGTACAGTGGCTACGAACCAGGATGTTAATATCACTTATGATATCTTGTTCGCTTAAGTCAAGGTCTTGACAAGTAGCACATAGTCCTCTAGAATGAGGGCATGAAACAATCTATATACCCCCAACTACAAGATAGTGCCTGGTTAACAGACCAGGTGGTCAACCAACATAAGAACTGTGCTCAGATAGCTAGGGAGCTTGGTATAGCTAACCGCTCGGCGGTTAATCGAGCTGTTAAGAAATTGGGACTATCTGATAAGGTTACTCGTACAAAGTATCCTGAATTATCGAATAAGGAGTGGCTAATAGAACAGCTACGAACCAAGACGTTGGTGCAGATTGCCGATGAGATTGGGACAACTTCGGGAAACGTGGCAGACCGCGTGAGGCGTTACGGTCTCTCTGTGTCCAATAGCAAGTCTGAAGCGGTTAAGGCATCTCTCAAAAAGAGGTTCCCAGAAGGTAGATATAAAGAAAAGTCTTCTAACTGGAAGGGTGGACGACGGCTTGTGAATGGCTACATCAAGGTATATGCCCCAGATCACCCTGACTCGACACAGGGAGCTATATTTGAACATCGTTTAGTAGCAAGCCAGAAGTTAGGCCGTAGGCTTACTAAGGATGAAGTAGTTCACCATATAAACGGTAACAAGCAGGATAACCGTCCCGATAACCTAGAAGTACATACCAGGGGCGAGCACTTTCATCAACATTACACTGATGGCGAAAACATCAAAAATATCATCGACGAAAACGCTCGTCTCAAGAAGTTGCTAGATGACCACGGTATCGACTACAATATCCTCATAAAGAAAGGGTGCAATGAATACCGTTCAGGAGCAGCTGCTCAAGCTATCCCAAACAAGAGACATCTCAATATATGGGTTGCGGGACCTTGCCCGTCAGCTCAATGTGAAGAATCCTCAGACCATCAAGTACCATCTGGCTAAACTTGAGGAAGCTGGTTTGCTAAGAAAGTCAGGGACTCCACTTGAGCGGGTTGAGAAGAGTAAGCTTGGAGAGGCCGATATGATAACAATTCCTATCTTGGGCGCTGCCAGCGCTGGCCCCGCTACTCAAATAGCGAATGGGGAAGTTGAGGGCTACTTAAAAGTTTCGTCTAGTCTCTTAAAATCACAGAATTACGAACAACTTTACGCACTAAAAGTAGCTGGGACCTCAATGAATAGATCTAACATCAACGGACAGTCTGCAGAGGATGGAGATTATGTGGTCGTGGATGGTTCGAGACGTAATCCAAAAAATAATGACCACGTCATTGCGGTAGTGGATAACCTGGCAAACATTAAAAAGTTCGTTTTAGATAAGGCGAATCAACAGATAGCTCTTATTTCTGAATCGTCTCAAGATTTCTTGCCTATCTTTGTTCACCCTGACGACGAAAGAGATGGCTTAATTAGTGGCACCGTTATCCAGGTCATCAAAATACCAAAACCAAGTTAGGTCCCTGGTGAAGTATGACCTACTTGAAGCCGTCGGTAAGCTTGCTGAAGCAAATAAGCGTATCGAGTATCTAGAGGGGCTACTCAAAGCCAACAATATCGACTACAATTAGGGTTATAAGAAGGGATACAGCATGAAGAAATTTCCAGAAAAGACGGGTATTCGTCTTGATATAGGCTGTGGAGAAAGCAAACAGCCAGGATTTATTGGCATTGACTACCGCCCCTTGCCAGGTGTAGATATAGTCCATAACATAGAGGAGACACCCTGGCCGTTGGAAGACGAATCTGTACTTGTGGCTGTATCCTCTCATGTACTAGAACACATCAATCCTCACGCTGGGGTGTTTATGGGTGTCATGGACGAAGTATGGCGTGTTCTCAAAAATGATGGTGAGTTTGCCTTTGCCGTTCCTTACGCTGGCTCTCCAGGTTACTGGCAAGACCCTACACACTGTAACGGTATTACAGAAGCTACTATCTATTACTTTGACCCGCTCCACGAGTCTGGCTTGTACTCGATCTACGAAAGTGCCCCGTGGAAGATAAAACATTTGGTTTATAGCCAGGCAGGTAACTTAGAGTGCGTTCTTATAAAGAGGCGTGATGACCCATCGTATCACGCAAACAACGAGGTGAAGTATGGTAAAAGGTAGTAAGCAGAGTCCTGAGGCACGGCTAAAGATGAGCTTGGCTCATAAGAAGAATAGCCTCGGTACTACTAACACTAATACTGGACGCTACCACAAGCCAGCTAAGCGGAAGACTCCAGCTATTGAATACAAGCGAATCATGGAAGACTCAGGCTCTCCTGGGTACACCAATCGTCTTTTAGTAGCTACACCTACGCTTGGAAGTGTCCGCATTGAATGGGTAACTGCTCGGTATGGTCAAATCATTCCTACTAACTGGTCAATGGTGCAAATGCTCCAGTACATGAACCAATTCGTAGCTCTTCGCTACCAGATAGCTGACGCTCAGAACCTGATCGTGAAGGAAGCTATTGAGAAGAAGTTTGAATGGCTACTCCTTATTGAAGACGATACTTGCCCACCACCAGACGCTTTTGTGCGCTTCAATGAGCATATCCGCAACAATACTGCCCCTATAATCTCAGGCCTCTACTACACCAAGTCAGAGCCGTCTGAACCACTTCTTTACCGAGGACGAGGCAATAGCTTCTATGATGACTGGGAGCTTGGTGACCAAGTCTGGGTAGACGGTGTGCCTACAGGCATGTTGCTGATTCGGGTAAAACTCCTAGAAGAAATGTGGAAGGACTCACCAGAGTACATCACTGCTAATGGTGGACAGAAAACTCGACGAGTCTTCCATTTCCCAGAGAATGTCTGGTTTGATGAGAAAACTGACACCTTCAACACCCTGACAGGCACTTCTGACCTTGACTGGTGTACTCGAGTCATTGAAGGAGATTACATCGCCAAAGCGGGCTACCCAAAGATTGCCAAAAAGAAGTATCCTTTACTTGTAGATACAAATATCTTCTGTCGCCACATAACTCCCGAAGGAAAATGCTTCCCATATTAGCATTACTGAACGATATATAATGGAAGAATCATTACCACCATTAGGAATCCACATTGAAGAAGAAGTCGACATCGCAGAAATCCTCGGAGGGCCTCCAAGTGAAGACCCAGGAGACAGTCCAGACGAAGGAGAACCTGAAGAACCAGAACTGGTTTAACGGGGGCAAAATCTTTACCTCTGTAAAGATACTTCCAAAAAAGCAGAAGTAGTGATAGTAAGAGTGCATGGCACGACTCTATCAGACAGGCTTTGAGCTCAACTCAGCTACTTCAGCAGTGGAGTGGACTACTTCTGTAAACACTCCTGTTATTAGCACCACGACTGTACGGTCTGGGACTTATTCATTCCGTGCGAATCCAACCGCTACCACTAAGTATGTCCAGCACACCTTCCAAGCTGACACGATAAACACTACCTTCCACCGCTTCTACATGAATGCTGCTACCTTCCCAGGAGCTACCATCGCTATCTGGCAGTACAAGGACTCTGGTGGATCTGTAGCTTTTAGCCTCAAGCTCACATCAGGTGGAGTAATCCAAATGGTGAACGATATATCGTCAGCTACTGTACTGGCGAGTTCTTCAGCTCTCTCAACAGGTACTTGGTACAGAATAGAAGTCAAAATTGTTGACCACGCTACCACTTCAGCCCAAATGGAATTGAAGATAGACGGCACAACAGCAGCTTCGCTGACAGGCTTGTCAGGTATGGCTGGTGGTGGTGGCTTCCGCTTGGGAGCAGTCACAGGTACTTCGAGCCCAGACCTCTACTTTGATGATGTAGCAGTCAACGACTCAACAGGTTCATATCAGAACAGCTACCCTGGCTCAGGTAAGATTATCCACCTACGGCCAAATGCTGCAGGAGATAACGCAGCCTGGACAGCCTATGCTGGTACTGGAGCTAACTGGGAGCGTGTAGACGAAGTCACACCAGACGACGCTACCTCAGCTGTTCAGAGCCGTACTACAGGCCAAATAGACGACTATAATGTCGATGCTTCAGGTATTGGCTCAGGTGACACTGTCAATGTGGTGGCTATAGGTCACCGTGTAAACCGCTCTACAGGTGTAACCAGCTCAACCTATAACATTCGAGTAAAGAAGACCGCTAGTGGAACGGTATCTGAGAGTGCTACTCTGACAGCCTCTACTACTACCTGGCGTACCAACGACCCAGCAACAGGCAATGCTTCGCCATTTGCCCTGGTTACTTACCTAGACCCAGATTCAGCAGCTTGGACACAAAGTACGCTCGATTCAATGCAAATTGGTATGAAGATTGTTTCGGGTTCTGGTGACCGCTATGTGAATGTATCGGCTATCTGGGCGAGCGTAGATTACACTCCCTCTACAGGGCCGACAATCAATGTTTCAGACACTGTAACGACCTCAGAATCAGCTTCTGCTCTTGTAGGTGGAGCTGGGGTTACGCTTTCAATTACCCTCCCTGTACACCTGTTAGACGAGACTGGTACTGACCTTCTTGATGAGAACGGCGACCCACTCTACGAAGAAGGGACAGGTGACTTCGTAAATGTATCTGAATCAGTCAGCGTATCTGTTCTAGCCTCAACTGCTCCACTATCTGTAAATGTCTCGGATACTGTATCAACTACAGAAGTGAGCTCAGTGTTTGCACCGCCAGCAGGTGGTCGCTCAATCCAACAGTTTGATAGCATCACTACAACTGAATCGGTAGCAGTAGCTATCCAGGCAGCTACAACTCTGTCCGTTAGCGTCTCAGATACTGTCACAGCCACTGAATCTTCCTCAGCTGTAGAGAAGACCGAAGTAAATCTCTATGACCAGATTAGCTACACCGAGGCTATAGGAGTAGCGATTGCTTCAGCTGGTAGTCTTTCTATATCGGTGTCAGATACGGTTTCCACAAGTGAGAGCAAAGCTGTTCACCCGAATACTACAATCGCAGCATCAGACAGCACTACTCTCTCAGAGTCGGTTGCACTTGGTGTACCTAACCCAACCATCAATGTATCTGATACGGTTACGACTTCAGAAGCTCTAGACTTCCTGATCCCTAAGCTGTACATCGGTGTCTCAGATACAGTCACAGCTACAGAATCCTCGACAGTATCAGCTCCACCAGTAGGCTCTACAACCATCGTTACAAGTGATACGGTTACCCCAACCGAAAGCGTTGAAATGCTCATTGGTAACCTCACGCTGAATGTCTCAGATAGCGTAACAGTGACTGAGAACAGGGTTGTGGATAACTCTCGACAGGTACGAGTCAGCGATACCACTACGGTGACTGAATCAAACAACTTCTATATCCCAGCCTTCTATATCAATGTAAGTGAGCTCATTCTCTCATCGGAACGAGTTATTGCTCAGAAGGCTTCTGGAGCTGGTGGGCTGGATACGCTTACTATTGAGCTGGAAGCATCGACGACTCACTTCGTAATTGACGCTGAGCGTCCGAGCATTACAATTAACGCAACAAGCACAAATATAGACCTTTCTGGGGGTACTAATAGTGTTATACTGGAGGCATAATGGCACAAAAACTACTAATCGTTGAAGAAAATACCGCCCCTGATATTGAGATAACCCTCAATCGGGACGGCTCACCTATTAACCTAACTACGGTGTCCGCAATCGACCTGTACATTACTTTGAATGGTGTAGTAACTAACTCAGTTACAGCCTGTTCAGTGGTTGACCCACTCCTGGGGACAATCGTGTACACGCCTGGAGCGACTGACTTCACAAACCCTGGGGCATACAACGCCGAAGTCGTCATCACCTACGGGGACGGCACGATAGAAACAATCTACGAGAAATTCAAAATACAGGCTAGAACAAAACTCAGAAGCTAGCTAGAGGAGAAAAACAAAAATGCCAAAAATCAGTGCCCTAACCGAAGCAACCTCAGCAGCTTACAATGATTCACTTGCACTTGTTGTGGGGGCTAACAGCCGTAAGATAACCAAGCAGAACTTCCTCAAAGGAAGGCCATTTGTTATTGTCGGCCCTTCTGATGCTGACTACATAACTGACGGCACAGCTGACGAAGTGCAGGTTCAGGCAGCAGTAGATGCTCTCTCCTCTACAGGCGGAACAATCTTTCTTCAGAAGGGCACATACGCCTTTGCAGCCCCTGTAGTAATTTCAGGTAACCTAACTCTGGATAACAGCAAGAGTATCACCATCATCGGTGACGGTCAGGAATCGACAGTAATCAATGTAGCTACCAATGTAGACGGCTTTACCCTTAAGATTAACGCGATGGTTCACATGAGTAACTTCCGCATCAATGTTGATGGCACTGGTGACGGTATCGCATCAAATGCCGATGCTACCAACTCCACCTACATGCGCTCATTCTGGCACTCTTCATTCAAGAACCTACATATCTCGGGTGGTTATGCTACCCATACTGGCTGGGGCATGAACCTGGGTTCACCTTTCCGCTCAGTCTTCGAGAATATCGAGATTGATGGAGTAGGTAATGGTATTAAAATGTACTCTGAATATGCAGCCTTTAACCCTGGAGACTGTGTTTTTTCTCGTATTTTCATAGACCTTTACGGGAATAACGGTGTTGCTTACCATATCAACTCAGCTACCTCTAAAGGTTCTATGAACCAGATAATCTTCCAAATGTGTGAAGCGATCGCTGCAGGAACAGGCTGTACTGGTATTCTTGTAGATGGTTCTGGTTCAGGTGGTTCAAATCACAACCGCTTTTACGGGACGAACCTGGAGCAGTTCGATACTCTGGTAAATGTCGATGACGGTGAAGGTAACGAGTTCTTCCTCAACTACATCGAATGTCGTGGGGTCAACGGAAACACCGTCTTCAAGACTGGTACTTCAGCCTGGAATAATATCTTCACTTCCAAGTATGTTTATTCGGCAAAGACGGTTACACTAATTAACGATGGAAACACTGCTACTCCGACTAATCCTAATATCTTTAGGGATATTAAAGTTCTGGCTGACACAGGCTGCACGGTCAACATCACTCGAGTCAACTCGACTGTTACTGAGAACATCGTTACAGAGGGTGGCGGAACGGTTTCATCGGGAGTAAAGAAGTTCCCGAATGTTATCTCCCCAAATGTAGTTATCACCCTAACCGACGGAGCTACTCCAGCTCTTGATGCTTCACTTGGTAACCACTTCAAGCTGACTGCAGCTGGTGACCGCACGATCGCCGTACCAACCAACCCAACTGATGGGCAGCAGATTGTAATAGAACATGTTGCTTCAGGTGGAGCAAGAACACTATCTCTCAACACGGGAGCTGGTGGTTTCGCCTATGGCACGACTATTACAGGTCTAAGCTCTACTACTTCAGGTGCAACAGATTACATCACGGCTGTGTACTCGGCTTCAGCTGCAAAATGGCGAGTCATACAGTATGTTAAGGGCTATTAAAATGGTAGTATTTAACTAATCAACAGGAAAAAACAAAAATGGATAAAAACCAGCCAGGAACAATATACGCTTTCGATAGGCGAACCGAAGTGCCAAATGCCTATGGCTTGTATACGCTTGCACAAGGCATGGTTAACCAAGGATATAATGTTAATGATGTAGCTAAACAGTTCTCAAATAACCCGTATGGTATCTCATACCAAGAACTCGCTGGCATGAAGTCAACAGCAGGTGGTGGGGGTGGTACAAGTCAGGCAGCAGCAGCTCCGAAAGCTGACCCTTACGCTAAGTGGGGTGGACGAGCTGGGCTTAACGAAGCTAAAAATAACATCTTTAGTAACTTCAATGTAGGTGCAGATAGAACAGCTTTCGACTACGGTACTAAGGTAGAAGACACTATTCGTGGCTTACGAGACAACCAACAGGCTCTCAACATGCGAGGAGCTCAGACTGAACTTGCTAAGATGCAGGGTCGTCAGGGTGTTCTGGGTATGGTTAATCGAGGAATCAATTCTACTGGTGTGATGATGGGCAACCGTAACGCTGGAGACTCTAGTGCTGCTCAGACCCTAGCTAATGTTTACGGCTCAATGGGTCAGCAAGAGATGAATAAGATTGGCAACGACTATGCCTTACAGAACGAAGAACTAGCTCGCTTACAGAGCACTCAAGACGAGAATATGGCTTCTCAGACAGCTCGCCTCAGACAGAGTAAAGATGTTGAAGTAAACGACTTAGTGAACAAGGCTCGTGCTTCACTAGCTGCTCTCAATGCTGAAATGGGTTCAGCTTCTGTACCAGATAGAATTGCTATCGAACAGGAATCAGCTCGCATCAAGAATGAACTCCTTGGTAAGCTCCAACAGTACGACTCGATGCTGGCATCAGCTCCAAGCAACATTCAAGCTAACAGCCCAGAAGCTCGCATGGCTGAAGCTCAGAGAATGGCTCAGGCTGGTAAATCAGCTGAAAATCCATTCCAGTTCAACGAGATTGGTACTCAGATGCAGTCAGGCCCATTCTCGGGTAACTTACCACTCTTTACCTACCCTCGTAATAAACAAAGAGGTTAAACCATGGCTCTAAGCTTTGGGCCACTTTACAGGAATCCTAAAAAGGATTTTGAAGATTTACTGAACTACCATCAGTACAATCAACAAAGTGCACCTCAACAGAGTGCTCCTCAACCAAACATTCCAAAGCCATCACAAAGCAGTTGGGATAAGGTTAGAGATATTTTCGATGCTAATAGCCCGATGGATAAGTTCAAGCGTCAACAGGCAGGTGAGCCAGTAGATTATCTCCAGCAGCAGAAGCAGGTATATGGAAAGCCAAGTACCACCAACCCAGCGTTGAAGATTATAGATACGATTGCTACTCCAATAGTGGAGGCTGCCACAGGGTATGGGCTTCATAAGCAGTCAGCTGGTGAACTTACCCAGGCTGAAGCAGCCAAAACCCCAGGTTCACGCGAAGTCATATTAGAAGGTGGCAAAAAGACTTTTGTTGGCCCAAATAACCGCACTATCACCCCTCGTCAGGAAATTGAGAACGCCGTATACGGACGCTTGATGTTCTCCAACCCATTGGGGGCTAAAGCTGTAAGCACTGTTAATAACCCAGTAGTAAGAACAGCTGGGAAAATGGCTGTAGAAGGTGCTCAGAATGTTATGGCAAATACCTATGCCAATGTGCTAGGAGACGCTAATCAAGTAGAAGATACCAACCAAGACGGTCAAATTACCTTCTCAGATAGAGTGGTAGCTTCTCTCAAGCAAGCTCCAGAACAGTTTGCTCAGGGTCTTCCATTTGGGCTCTTACCAGGTGGTAATAAGGCCAAAACAGTCACTCCAAAGGTGAAGGGAGAAGTCCCTACCGTTCGAGCAGCTGAAGCTCCTAGTGCTCCTGTTGCTAAGGTTATCCAGAAAACTCAGGCAGAAGTACCTACAGTACGAAGTGTAGAAGCTCCACCTGTACGAGCTAAAGTAACACCTGCAGCCGAGCCACAAGTAGCCATCAAGAATGGTCTTTATACCCAAGCCAAAACAGCACTGGTTGAGGGTGATTCAGTCATTATTGATACTCTACGACGCTTCGAGAAGAAGACTGGTAAAACAGGGCTAGTAGACCAGTTTATGGTTGATACTGGGCTCGTGAGCCGTTCTAACGCGATTGCTAACCAGAAGGTACAATCTAACCCAAATCTAAAAGCTGCTATAGGTGGGCTTGGCAAGAAGGATTTGGAACTATTCAATGCCTACTCAACCGCCCGCTCAGAGCTATATAACGCCACAAGAGGGCTTCCAACCTCAATGCCAGTGAAAGACCTACAGGAAGTATTTGATGTGCTTGACGGTAAGTTTGGCAAGCGTTTTGACTCCATGAACGCCTACTACAAGGACTATGCAAAAGACCTCTACGATGCAGGCATTATTGATGAGGTTCGCTACAAGCAGTTCACCTCAAATCCTGACTATATCCGTACACAACGAGATATGACTGACCTAGTTGGGCGTAACCCGAATGGTGGTCGAGCTTACTCAATGGGTTCTACGATGACCAAGCAGAAGCGTACTGGTTCACAGCGAGACATGCTCCCAGCTGACCTGACAGCCCTAGACTATGCTCAGCAGGCCGAAAAGGAAATTGCTCGTAACCGAGTAGCTACTAACCTGATTGACTCCTTGCAGGAAATGGGACTTGCTAAGAAAATCAGTAGTTCTGACGCTGCTCGTAAAAACACCATGAAGCGCATGGTAAATGGCGTTACTGAAGTCTATGAAGTACCTGCTGAAATCAAGAAGGTAGTAGATAACATCAACCCTTACCAGCTCAACGCCTTAGAGCGCATCGTATCAGCCCCTAAGCGTGTCTTCCAAGCTGGTACAACAGGTTTGAACTTGCCATTTGCACTCGCCAACTACCTGAAAGACCAAGGCTCATCAGCAATCAACTCATCAAACATCATGGCTACCCACAGCCCAAGGAATATCCTTAGTGGTATCTGGCAAGCTACCAAGGACTTTGGGATTGAAAACAACAACCCACTCTGGCAGAAGTTCATGGCCTACAGTGGTGATATTACCCAGTTCGACATGCTCCGTAATGTGGAGTCAGCTAAGAAGGCTTCTCGAGAAATTCGACGAGGCAATCTTGGTCGTGCAGGTAACCGCGCGCTTCAGCCAATCCGTACCCTAGAAGACTTCATTAGCATCACTGAAAAAGCGACTCGTTTCCAAAACTTCAAAGGTGTATATGAGAAGGCCATCAAGGAAGGACTATCTGATACAGAAGCTACTCAGAAGGCTATTCTGGCTGCTTGGCAGAACTCAGTCGACTTCAACCGCTTTGGTACATGGGGTAAGACACTCAACCTGATAATCCCTTACTTCAACTCAGGTATCCAGGGCTCACGCCAGCTTACTAGGGCATTCGCTAAGCGACCTGTAGCCACCACCGTAAAGACAGTAGCCTTCCTCGGAATGCCGATGGCTGGGCTTACTGCCTACAACCTGTCAGACCCAGAAACCAAGGCTGTCTATGACAATATCTCAGAGTTTGAGAAGGAGAATAACTTTATCCTCATTCCACCTGGGACTCAGCAGAATGAAGACGGCACATACGACATCATCAAGATACCTCTCCCACAGGGATATGGTGATTTGGTTACGCCGTTGCGTCGCACAATGGAAGCCTACGCTAACGACAACCCAGTAGACTTTCCTAAGATTGCAGGCGATATGCTCAACGCAATCTCTGGCCCTATCAACACAGTAAACCCAGGTCAGAATGTATCATCGCTAACACCACAGGTTATCAAGCCATTCGTACAGCAAGCAGCCAACAAGGACTTCTTCACTGGCAAGCCAATCGTTCCAGACTATGTGAATGAAGCAGTTGATGCGAATGGTAACCCAATCGCTGAAAATCAAAAGGCCTATCCATACACATCAGGTTCAGCCAGGATTCTTGGAGACGCTACCAACCAGTCGCCAATTCGAATTGAAAAGTTCATCAAAGACTCAACTGGTAAGGTTGGTCAGTATGTGGTCAATGCTGTAGATAAGGGGCTGGCTGCCACTGGGGCAATCAGTGAAGACCAAGTTGGTGGTATCTCACCTGTCGATGATGTGAAACGACGCTTTACCAAAGCTCAGGGAGAGTACAACTACAAGAAGTCAGAAGGTGCAAAATACTACGACAATGTGAAAACTGTATCCAAAGGCCTCAATAAGAACGAAGAGAGTGCTTTCAACACACTCCACCCATCAAAGACCAACTTCTTAGGTGAAGACATATTCGATGAGAATAAGCGCATCACCAAGTTCACCAAGGCTGGTATCTACCTGCAGTATCCTAAGGTGTACGAAGCTGACAAGAATCTGGATAAGATTATGCGCGACCAGGGTAAGCCAGGTAACCCACTCTACGACCTACCAAAAGACCAGCTTACTCGAGTCCTCTTAAAGGCTACGCTCCCACCAGGAGCAAAAGACCCAGAGCTCAGTAACCTCTATAAGGAAGAGTGGTATCAGGACTACAACGCCAAGCGAAGCAAGTATTATGCCTCACTCCAAGAATCACTGAAGAAAGAGGGCAAATCGCTTCCTAAATCAGATAACCCTTACCCAGAAACGCCCCAAGACCTTCAAAAGGTAATGGACACCTACTCGGCTCTACCTAAGGGCACAGGAGCTCGTTCTAGCTGGATTAAAGCTAATCCTGGCTTGTTTGATGCTATGAAGAATCAGTGGGCTGCTGTGGACTCCTGGGAGAACAAGGAGCGTGTAGCAATCGGGCTCTCACCAATAGACCAAGAAAGCTCATCGAGCGGTGGTTATAGCAAATACGGCTCATCAGGTGGTTCTCGCAAGGTATCCATGAAAGCTCCAGAAACCTACGGCACAGAATTGCGAACTGGAGCTACAATCAAGAAGCCTACCGTCAAGAAAATAGCTATGACTTCAAGTAAGCCCAAAACGGTTGCGATTGCTAAGCCAAAAGTGAGTATGAAAAAGTCTAAAGTGTAGTAGAATGTAGGCAAAGGTAAAACAAAAATGAATTTTGCAGAAATATTCGCAGCCTATTACAACCTCTACCGAGCAGAGGCAGATACCCCAGCCAGCACTGACGAGGAGTATACGGTTGCTTTGAAACTAGCTAACGAGGCTCTTTCTCGTTGGGCTAATTATGATGGTGTTTACTGGAATCAGCTCTACACTACTCTGATCGCTGCTGAAGACGGCAATAAGACGATTGTTACAGGTCAGACTGAATACGAATGTCCATCAGATATGCGCGAACCAGGTGGCATGGTCAAGCTCATCAACGCCGACGGTAATACTGTTAAAAGTATCCGTGTTGTCCAGCCACACGAAACTCAGTTTGAGAACCCAAGCGCAGACTACTGCTACTTTACAGGCTCACCAGCTACAGGCTTTACTCTGAACTTCAATGTTGCCCCTACTGTAGAACTCAACGGCTACGAGATAAACTATATCTACTACAAGAACCCAACTGAGTATTCGACTGGTACTGACATATCAGAGATTCCAAACCCCTACTTCATTGTTCACCGTATGCTAGCGATGCGTTTCCGCGCTTCACGGAACCCTTACTACCAGAGTGCTTTGCGTGACTCCGAGGACGCTCTCAAGCTCATGCAAATGGACAATAATAGTGGTTCATGGAATAACCCCTGGAAAGTTTCAGACCATTCAGGCTCAGTTTGGGGGTCATAGTGGAACGCCCAATCTGTACCCGTTGCAATAAAAGGCCTGGTGAACTAAATAAGTTTCGCGATAAGAACGGATATGATAGGGGTACAAAATAATGCCTCTTAACTTAGACGACAACTCACCACTAAAATTCCCAGAGCCAGAATATCTCACCCTTGATAACTTCAAGCGAGGGGTGATTACACTTATCGACAAATCACGCCTTCCTAAGAATGCTCTCGAAGAAGCTGACAATATCTTCTTAGTGGAAGACGGACAGCCTACAGTGCGTCCAGGTGTTGACTGGTATGGTAACGAAGTTCCAAACGCTTCAGCCATTCAAGGAGCTGATTACTACGACTCAGACGGAGATATTCACCTGGTAGTAGTAGCTGGTGGTGTAGTCTACCGTTCAACCGATGACGGAGAAACCTGGAGTGCTTGTACTGGAGCAACCCTTGATACCACCGCTAAGGTGAACATGAACCAGAATGATGCTTACCTCTACATCACTAACGGGATAGATAATATTGTGCGCTATGACGGCACAACCACACTGCAGACCTACACAGCCCTCACAACTCCTTCAGCCCCTTCAGTAGCTGAGACTGGCTTAGCTGGCACTGGCTTCAACTTCTACTACAAGGTATCTGCAGTCAACTCAGTAGGCTATACTACTCCATCGGCAGCTACTGCAGCTGTTCAGACCAACCTAGCCCGCTCTGGCTGGAGTGTGACTAACTATGTGACCCTGACAATGGGAGCTTTCCAATCAGGTCAGACTCGCTACGATGTCTATATCAGCGAAGATAACCTCAACTTCTATTACTTGGGTTCAACCACCAACACAACCTATGTCGATGATGGTACAGCGATTATCAACCCAGCTATCACCGCTCCAAGCGTGAACACCACGCAAGGCCCGAGAGTAGCTGAGCTTACTAATGTAGGCTCTCGTATGTATGGTGTGAGAGACGCAGACAACCGCTACCGTATCTGGTACTCAGGTACTAGTGCTACAGCTGGCAGCTTTGCTCCTGGTGCTTCAGCTGGATACCTGGACTGGTCAGAAGGTGGTAAATATATCCCCGTAAAGGTGGAAGACTACCGCGACGGTAAGGGTACTCCATACGCTACAGTCTGGTGTAAGAGTGCTGACGGTCAGGGCTGTATCCTACAAATGAGCCTTGATGATTACACTGTAGGTGGTGTGACAGTCACTATCCCTGCAGCCTACAAGCTACCTGGGTCACGAGGAACGCCAGCTCCAGGTTCGGTAGTGAACGTGTTGAATGATTATATGTTTTATAACTCACAGGCATTCTATAATCTTGGTTCTCGAGCCCAGTTTTTGAACTTGCTCTCAACTGACGAGGCATCAGCTAACATTCGCCCAACTATCAAAGCTATTACCCCACAGGCTGAAGAGGGCATTTGCTCGGTTTACTACGATGCTAAGGTGTACTTCTCAGTGCCCTACGGAGCTACTACAAATAACCATGTAGCAATCTTTGACACTGAGCGTAAATGCTGGCTACCAAAAGCCTTCACCATCGGCTTCAACCGCATGTTCCGCTACACCGATACATCAGGTAACCACCACCTCTTGGCCTACAAGCCAGGAGATACAAAGCTGTCCCAAATAGATAGCTCGATTCAGGGTGACTACCGAGAGCCATTCACCACCTCACTCGTTACAGGGCTTTACCCAGTCACTAAGAACCGCTTCGAGTTCCAGTGGCTAGAAGAGGCTGAAGTTGAGTTCTCAAACCCACAAGGTCAAGTAAATGTAGAGTTGCTCGGCTTTGAACGCTCTAGGGGCTTCCGCTCATCACGCTCACAGCAGATTGATAGCTCCCTCACCTCTACTGGTTGGGATACTGTTGCCTGGGATACAACACCTTGGGACGACACATCAGATACGATTGAGGCTTTCTCGGAGTCGTCAGTCAAGCGATACTTCAATGTCCAGAAGGAACTCAACGCTATTCAGTGGCGCGTTACAACTAATACTTTGAGTGGGAATTATGTGCTTCGTACCCTGCAAACTTGGGGAACACCAACTCTTGCTGGCAAGCCCAGGTCTTGGAAATTATAGCATTTTATGTTATAATAGTATCGTAGCATATCATGATAGAATAACGGTAATAAGGAAAAATAAACATGACAAACGTAAGCTCAGTAACAAAACACTTTCCATCAGCCGAAGAAGGCTTCACTACTACCCTGTCGAGCACTATCTCAGCAGGAGCTACTACTGTAGGCGTAAACTCCCTCTCGGGCTACACTACAGGTGAAGTAGCTACCTTCATTGTTGCTCCAACAGTATCATCAGAAAAACAAGTTTTCACAGGAGTAGTCGATACTGCTGGTCTCCAGCTCACCAATGTTGTCTGGACTACAGGCACTAACCAGACTCATGCTGCAGGCACTACAGTAGTAGACTACGCTACAGCTACTCATATCTCACAAATGAGCAAAGGTATCCTGGCTGAGCACAATCAAGACGGCTCTCACGGCGCAATTACTGCTAGCTCAGTAGCCTCTTCTGGCGCAGTTTCAGGTACTACAGGGACTTTCACGGGCGATATTACCGAGAAGGGCACAACGCTTACCACAATGCGTGATGAGCTTGGCTACGACTATGTAGTTTCAGGTGGTATCTGGTCGGGTGATAGCTATGGCTCAACCCGTAACGCTTCCATGACAGCTCTAGTCTGCTACATCAACGGACAACGAGGTACTATCTCAGCAGTTACAGCTCGTAGCTTCACTGCCTCTAAAGACACTTACATTGATGTTCTGAACACGGCTGGAACATTCAGCTTGGTCTACACAGAAGTAACCAACAATGCAGCTTCACCAGCCCTCGCAGCTAACTCGCTCCGACTCGGTATCGTAGTCACTGGAGCAAGTAGCATCGCAGCTTCTACCAGTATCAACCAGGGCAACTGGGACGCTCCACTACCAGTTGTTTCGGGTGAATACCTTACTGGCTTGGATAGTGTTGGTAATCCAATCTATAACACTAGCCCAGAGGAAATCAGCTACATAAGAACTGGTACTGCAAGCCCTGTGCCAACCGTAGAGGCTGATGCTGCTGGTGCAACCTCTACGCTCATATTAACTAAACGCTCAAAGCTAAACTTTGACCTATTCGGGCACTTCCAACTCAACAGCGGAGCAACACGAACTGCTTACTGGAAGCTATATATAAATGGTGTGGCTCTGACTCAGCTTTACGCCCAAGATAACCCAGGAGCAACAGAAACTCACTGGGACTCAGCCTGGGTAGCTTATAAAACGCTTGACGCTGGTACACATACAATAAAATGCCGATCAGTCGCCACTACTGGTGGTACGGTTGCTATATCTGGTGGGTTTAGAGTAAGGATTCGATAATGGACTTTACGAACATTCTCTCTACCGCAGGCACGATTGCAGCAGTCCTCGCTGTAGCGTCGGTGCTTCGCCAAAGGGATACCATTAGTACCCTCAAAGAAAACAATTCAGCTCTTCAAGAAAGAGTTGTTTTGCTGGAAGAGGAAACCAAATCCTGTCTCGAGAACCACCTAGAGAATGAGAAGAAGCTCCATGCTTTGCAGGCCGAGCTCACTGCTTACAAGGAACTAACCCTTGTACCAAAAGAACTTGTCACCCAACTGCTCGCTAAAGACGAAGAAATAATCACCCTCTTAAAGGAGAAATAATGAAAACATATCCAGTCCGTGATGTTACAGGGGACAAGTACCTAAACCCAGCACCGCCTGAAACACGGCCAGTAACCAGAATAGCTAAAATCGTAGTCCATCACGACGCAGTTGCCCGTCCACATGACTATGACACAATGGCTCGCTTGAGGAACGAAGCAGCAGCTCACTATAAGACCCTCGGCCCAGGTCTGCAATACCACTATTCAATCGACAACACAGGAGAGATATTCTATGTGCGTCCCCATACTGCTACTCTTTGGCATGCTGGTGATATATCAGTAAACCGTACCTCAATCGGTATCAAGCTCGATGGCTACTTTCACCCAGGCGTGAACCAAAAGCCCACCAGAGAGCAGCTAGAGGCCTTACAACAGCTTCTGGTGAACCTCTGTACGCAACACCCAGAATTCCCTGCTGACCAGAATGATGTTTTCGGACACCGTGAGATAAGCTCTACGGCTTGTCCAGGTAATGAAATGTTCCCGTATGTGGTGCAGTTCCGTAATACTGGAAAGATTACCCCGCAAGCAGATATTGTCTATGACTGGCCTTCTATGCAGCCCAACACTCCAACGCCACCACCAACCACTACACCAGCTCCCGTCCCAACTCAGCCTTCAGTAGAGGTGTCTTATCGGGTGTTCAAAGGTGGCAAGCAGATTGGCGCATACAAACTTGATACAAATGCCTGGAATAAGTACAAAGCAGAAGCAGCTGACAATATCATCACCTCATCAGGACAAGATATAACCGAGCAGCTCCGCATGAAGTTTGAGCCACCAGCTCCAGTACCACCTGTACCTACGCCACCAGCGCAGGACGAATCTACCAATCAAAAAGAGATAGCAAAGATTGTGTCAGAGAATAACACCATGCTAAAGCGTATACTCGAAATTGTAGAGGCAATATTAAACAAAATCACAGGAGTGTTCAAATGAGTAAAACATCAGTAGAAACTCTAAAATTCATGGTTCGTATGGCACTGTTAATCCTAGTACCAGTGTTCGTAGCTCAGGCTGCTAACCTAACTGGCTTCTGGGGCAACCTTGTAGGGGTAGCTCTTCCAGTAGTGCTCCCGATCGTGGACAAGTGGATATATCTCGATGACAGAATTCCAGCTCGTGGTGTTTTGCCTTTCTAAGGCGTACAATACCAGTGTCCTTCCTTAGGACAACTCTTATATTGCTCGCACACCGCCTCTACTAGTTGGGGCGGTTTTTGTTTTATTAAAAAACCCCCGAAGTGGGGGCGAGCAGTTTCAGTTCATGCTCAGGAACTCCCAAGGTAGCGCAGGGGAACTGTTGGGGGCAGTGTGGGGACGCTACCTCTAGAAGTTGCAGGGGGGTAAGCCCTGCGGTAGATAGGACACCTCCTATTCCAGGTGACCGAAGGCCTTTCGCAGGCCGTTGTACAGGCTGTCTGCGACCTTGTAGCAGGCCTTCTGGTAAATCTTCCAGAGAATCATTCTCCACCTCCGTATAGAATCTCCCTCTGTTGCTGGAGAAGCTCGTCATGCTCCCGAGTGAGAGCAGCGATTTCGGACTGGACGATTGCCAGACGCTGGCGGACAGCACGAAGCATATCAGCCTGAAGGTTGTTATCGAAGAGTCGACCTTGTTCAGTCGCCATCGAGGGCCTCCAGTTCTTCGTCAACATGACTGGCGGTGTGCCTGACATAGGCATCGTAGTCGTTCTCAGACGGGTAGTCGTCGATGATGGTCTGTGCGCCTGAACCTTCCATGATTTCCAGCAACGTTTCCGTGTTGAAGATGTAGAAGTTGCGCTCGTCATCATCGAAGTAGGCGTGGTCGAGTTCAGGGAGCTTCCTGAACCTGTAGACCTTACAGGTGTCGTGGGTGATGGGAATGTCCTCCCCATTCACCTTGATGATGAGGTGCATTCTTCCCCCCTTTGAAAGGTACTACTTGGAGAATAACACAAAACACCCCAAAAAGGGGGTGCTTGTAAGTCCTCGCCACGCTAGTAAATGTAGCTAAACTCGCTTGCGTTTGCAACTCTTGTCGATATGACATTGAAGCCAGCGTAATTCATTCATGTCTAGCAAAATCTTTGTGGTAGAAAAGCCTAAAAGTATGTGCTGCGCCGATTGCTTCTTCTAGTAGGTTGTAAAATCCGCAGTGGCGTTGGTAGCCACCAACATGAAGCTTGACTTGCCATTTTTGTTTTTGTTTATTCCATAAAACATTCTTGAAGCCAGATGTATTGTCGGTTCTAACTTTTGCATTTAGAGCGTTTTCCCCAGGCGAACATACTCTAAGGTTGGACTTCTGGTTATTACATCGGTTGCCGTCTATATGGTCAATCGTTCCATCGGGAAAACCCAAAATTAAACGGTGCATCCTAATGGTTCTAACTTTTCGGTTACTGCGACCACTGCCTTTTTCGTATACCTGTCTAACGGCGTAGCCAGCCATATCAAACCACTTATATTTTGACAGCTCATCATAGTCATCGTCATCTACAAGGGCATAGTGCGAGTGCTTGGATATTGGTATTTTCTTCATACTGCCATTATGTCACACTATGAAAATGAATACTAGTATATCCAGGTAAACTCGCTAAAAGACACCCACCTTTGGCTTACTACACCTAAGCCGTTGTAATTCATTTCGCTAATAGGTAAACTCGCTAAAAGACACCCATCTTTGGCTGACTACACCTAAGCCGTTGTAGTTCATCTCGCTAATAAGCGCACGATTACCCTCTACTCTTTCAGTATAGGCCACATGTCCCATCGCTCCAGCTCCAGTCCAGGCGATAGCTCCGACTCGTGGAACTGAGCCTGTAGCAAAGCCTGCTGCACGGGCATTAGCTAGCCAGTTACGAGCATTACCCCAGCCTGAAGGAACTGGTCTGCGACTCGCTACAAACCATGTACAGTAGCCTGGTGAGTAAGTATTCGCATAGCTTACTATTCTCGCCACAATAGGGGCTTTCTGAGCCACTTTTGGCACTGACTTGGGTGTTTGGGCTAGGCGGGCTTGTTCGGCTCTTTTAGACGCCTCTATTTGCCTCTGACGCTCAGCTTCTTGTTGAGCCTTGAGGTCTTGCTCGGCTTTCCGTTTTAGCTGGGCTTCTACAATTGAGTCCCAGCTAGGTGTTTTCTTCTCTATTAGTTGATTGATTGCGACGCCTGTCTCCAGGCTATGTTCACTCTCCTTGTGTCCGCTCACTGGGAATGGAACTAAGAGTAGTGCAGCGAGTCCTAAGATTAGGAGCAAGCTGTATTTCAATCGTTTACAAATAGGCGAATCCTCTTAATGTATCAGTATTGTATCCCTAAATTTTGGTTCGTAAAGTCCTTTTACCTGTTAATCGGGGGTTGACTGGGCTTCATATTCCTCAATAAGAGCTTCCAGCTCTGGCTCTGTCCACTTTCTTACTCGTGGTACAGTTTGTAAATATGCCCAACGCTCTGGGTACTTTTCCTTGAACCAATCACCAGCTTCTATGGGGTTTTTGTGCCACCAATGCAAATGACAGTGCATACAGAGGACTTTCATGTTTTGAATATCCCACCGCAGCCCACTACCAGCCGATACAGGGATTACATGACTAGCTTGCTTATTAGACCCTTCGACCCATTTCCCACAGCGTACACAGTTATTACCATCCCGCTGTTTAACTAGCTGCTTAGATAGAACATCAAGCCGAGCCATGAGTTTAGCTCTGTTGGTTTTTTTCTTCCTTACCATAGCACCTCCATATAGGCTATGGTATCACTCACTCTCCTTTGATTGCTCTAGTTGGGCTAATCTTTCATCAACTACACACTTAGCACATGGTCTAAATTGCTTTCCAAAATGCTCACAAAACCCCATAGTATCGTGGGTAAAAGGCAATTCTTTTAATGCCTCTCGTTTAGCTGAGTCGATGAGGGCTTGGACTTCACTAACCAGGTCTTGTGGCGTTCCCAGTAGAATAAACTTGTCTCGCTTATCTTCGACTAGGCTCTCTGGTATCTCATTCCCGATGTATAATATTCGCTCTAAAAATGGTTGCTCTAGCTTCTCTTGTGTAGTCATATACTCTCCTCTGATTGCTCTAGTTGGGCCTTGCCACCAGGCATATATTTTATAGTTATAGTGCTGTATTTACCTTTGGGGAGAGTGTCATCAAGCTCACGCAACAGTGCGACAATGGGATGGTTTCCGATGGCCTCTCGTTTAGCTGAGTCGATGAGTTCCTGGCGAACAGTCTCTATAGCTGCGTTCCACTCGGTGTCTTCCCTAACCTTAAAGTCTCCATCGTCACCAGGAACCCAGTCTATCTGTTCAAGACTATCCAAGCTCTTATCTAGTAGGTCTAGTATGGCTCGTTCTGCCTCGTCTATTGGTTCTCCGAGTGTTTTACCTGACGTATCTAAATCGAGAACATCGTTAGCCATTTTTAAGAGTATGTTTTGTAGTTTAATTGGCATCTTCTTCTCTATTTATCCTCTCTTAAGTTAGCTCGTTGGGTTTTCATGTCTGAGGTCTACAAACTCATCAAACGACCAGTTGCAGTATTCTAGGTCTTGGTTAGTCATTGGGTTGCCTCTGGGTGTTTATTAGCTTGTGTATCTTAACTCTTATTGCAGTTATCAAATAGCCACCTATCTCTGTACGGTGATTGAAACTAGCTATTACATGGTGTACATCATAAAATACGTCCGTTCTATAGCGATACCATCTACCGTTTATATTGGTTCGCTCTGCATCATATTTGTTCATCTACTTCTCCTTTTTATACTCGGCTTCACGCTTCTCTTGTGTGTCGCTCATGACTGCTCCTTGAGTAGTTTTGTAAGTTTCTTATCATCGGGGAGAAAATAACCGTGCTTACTAAATCCACACGCCTGTGTAATAGCCTCTGCTATGGTTTTGTCCCTGGGTATGTTGAGTGTAACTGGACGGTATCCGTCTCCAGACAACTCATCAATAATCTCATCGGTGGCTATGCGAACTATATCACTGGTTATTACCCTATTTAAGGCCATCACATCGTCTATTAAGTCGTTAATGGTGCCAATTATGGCCCAACTGTCTGAATCACTCGATAGCTTCTTAATCTCTCTTGCCATTGTCTTTACCTTTCTCATGGGGTTGCTCCATTTTAATATATGGTAACTTTTTGTAGGCGGTTTTTCTTGTATACCATGAATAATGCTTATTCTTAGAAAGTGGTCGCCAACAATATGTAATAGTGCCGTCTGTTTCTTCTTTAAAAAATGATTCCATCTTATACTCCTAAGTTCTTCATGTAGGCTACGAGGTAGAGCATAAACACTCCAGCTAAGAGGAGAGTTAGTCCTGTCACTACGAACATAATCACTAGCCCTACCATGTATTTGCTTTGTTCTTTCACCCTCTTCATCAGACTATCCTTTTGGGAACTTTCTGCCTTTACGCTTTGAGCCACCTTTAGCTCCTGCAATACGGGCGCGTTCTGGGCCTGTAAGGCCGTCTTTCCCAACGGTCGTCGAACCGAATCCACCACCCGTACTGGCCTTGCCACCGAGTGCGCCAGTTTTAACATAAAAGTCTTTTCCGTAACGCTCGTAATTTGTGTCTCTGGCTTTAATCCCGCCTGGTTTTGTCCCTGAAATAATACACCCTATCTTTCTTGCCAATTTTTTAATGCTTGTTTGGCTTCATCGAGCGTGGCAAATTGCCCGAGCCATATTCTTTTGCCCCCCACTTGTGGCCTAACCCTATATTTACCAAACTGCTTGCTAATACCTGTCGGCAGATGCCACAACTTACGTCGTTTTTTTTGGTAGGGTACTCCACTAGATGCTAATTGGTATGCTTTTTTAGCTTCTTCTTCTGTAGAGTATCTGCCATAGAATTTACCACGATACCTAACCATATAACTTTTTTTTGATGCGTCCCATGTATAACCCTTAACATTCTTAAGATTACGCATATTATCTGACTGACTACACACTCGCAAGTTTTCTGCGCGATTATCTAGTTTATTGCCATTTAGATGGTCTACCACTTTTCTCTCTGGTGCGTTTGCGACTAAGCGGTGCAATCGTACAATCCCCGTATCGGGCTTTCTCACTACATACCCAGTATCGCTCAAATACCAACTTAGGTGGCCATATAGTTCATACGTTTCTTTATCTACAAAGGTGCGTTTTCCTTTTCCTCGTTTGCCTGAAAGATTTATATAGTATGTCATGTACACATTATATCACAAGTTTTGTCCCTGGCATGTTAATTCTCCTTACAAAATAGGTCGTTGATAATTGTGCTAGTAGAGCATTTGTGGATTTCTTTATCACTTACCTGGTCGCCTGCTGTAAGCAGTGCAGCCAATAGCACGATGATAGCCACGACGGCTATTACTACTACATATACTTTAGTGCTCATTATATTGTCCTTTCTTATCCCATGTTTTATAATATGTTTATTCATTTGTCAACCCATGACCTTCTCTGTATTAAACTCACGGAGACGGCTCTGTAGCATCATGCAGATGCCATTAAATCTTTCATATTCATTCTTCAGTTGTTGCATTTGATTCTCAACTACTTTGACGGTGGCTTCATCTACCCGTGTCATTTGCTTAGCGTGAGTTTCAGCTCCCGATGGGGTCTTACCCTCTTCCAGTTGCTCAATGTAGAGCTTCTGGCGTTTCTCGGCTAGTTCTACGGTGAGATCCGAGTGTACATCTAAGTAGTTGTTGATGAACGCAAACAAGAGGTTTACATTCAGTCTGAGTTTGGTGAGGTAATCCCCGATAAGGGGACTATCCTTCACCTCTTTCAGACGGCCTTGCTGTTCTAACTGGAGTAGCTCCTTATGATGCAAGCGTAACTCGGAAGTTATCTTCACATAGCGAGCGTTGTCCTGTAGCTTCGGGACTTGCATTAGATGAGTCCGTCAAGCTCCGCTACTTCAGAAGCATTTACTACTTCTTGCATAGGTACTTCTCGGTACTGGAACTTATAATCAGCATATTCCTTACCAGACTTGCCTTCAGCCATACCAAGAAACTCGATACGAACTTCAGCTCCACGAGGAACTTGCTCGAACTTGCTATCAAGTACGGTTGAACCCCAGACATCAACTTCTCCATCTTTGGTCTTTAAGGTATACATGTTGCTTTTATTCGGACCAACATCAGTTTGCATGTTTACGAACACACCCTGTACTGGTTCTTTTCTGTCCCAGGTAGTGCTATTTGAGTCACCTACGGTAATCCATTCTGTCATCTTTTGATACTCCTTATCATTCTTAAATCTTTCGTGATCGTTGCCATCGAAGTGTAAGTCTTCAATGTTCATCCTCTATTCCTAGCTTGTTCATGTATTGTTGCCCATCGAGTATTACTAAGCTCATAGCCTTTTTTGTTATCAATACGGTCAATAGTGGTATTCTTTTCACCATTCTTCCCGACTGACAGTAGGTACGAGTCGTACATATCCTCTCTGAAGCCTTCAAACGTTAGCCACTTATTACACACTTTTATGCCCTTGCCTCCCCATAAATGGTACTGGCGTATATTTGGGTTACTACAGCGTGTTTTCATGGCTTTCCAAATACGATAGAACCTTGTGCCTGTAAGTCCGTGGTTTATACACTCTCCACATGACTTAACCTTATCTCTATTAACGTCTGATTTATTCTTCTCAACAATGTTCCCACATTCACACTCATATATAGCGAATGGAATCTTCTTACCGTGCTTATTTCTGTGAATGGTACTTGTTTCACGAACGTAAGTTAGCTTCTGCTCTGGTATCTTTTTCATACCAAGAGTATAACCCTACTTTCCAGGCGTTACAATAGCTGGGTCACAACAGGTACTGTTTACAATTTTCTTCTTTGAATTAGGTACTTGGGTGTTTGGGTCCCCATAACTACAATACTGTATCTTCCAGCCTTCACAAGTACAGGGTGGCAATTCGTCTCTGTCGAGGTAGCCTTTGAGGGTCTTGGCACGGTCTACAACCTTACCAATCAGCTCATCGTCTGCCTGAATCATAAACTCCATGCCAATATAGCCATCATCTTTGCTAGCGAAGCTGAGAATTGCTTTATTAACCTCATAACCTGCTTGCCGAGCGAGATAGATATACGCTACTTGCTGGTAAATGTACCCCTTATTATCTGCTACCCAATCACTGAAGGATTGCATCTTAACGTAACGGAAGTAGGCTGAATTGACCGTCTTGGAATCAACAATGATAAGTTCGTCATTCTCTCGGACGAGCAAGTCTGGAGTCCCACCAAGGTGAGTAATCGGGTCGTAGAGCTTATCTACGCCATCGACAAAATGCTTTACTAGCTTTCCCTGGCTCTCGTAGGCTTTCGCCAATACTGATTCCCAATGATGCCCCACTTCGAAGTTGACTAGCGCGCCAATGTTCGGAGGGGTTGTAGCTGGTACGCCTTTTACTTTCCAGTAGTGAGCACGCATGCAACCACCAAGGCTTGAAGGGCTTAACGAAGTATAAGTTTTCTCTGGCTTAGTAGCCATATACTTTTTCAAAGTCTCCCAGCTTAAGTCAGTCTTAGCATACTTCACTGAACACCTTCTTTCTTAGGCGGTTCGCCTTGTTCCTACTGTACTGACATTCTCTACATCGTCTACCATTTTGTGCGATGAAAGTATTCTCTACGCTATACTCGTGTCCTTGAGGACAGTGAGTTTTATCCTTCTGATACTTACCGACATTTCCTCGTTTGCAATTCTCTTGGTGAGTGACAGCCTCTAAGTGGGCAGGGTTTACGCAGTTTCTGACCCTACATAAGTGGTCAATGATTAAACCTTTTGGTATATCACCTTTAAAGTGCTCGTAAGAGTAGCGGTGCGAAAATATCATTTTCCCGTTTACTTTGTACCTACCGTAACCAAAGTTATTCGTTGAAGCAGTCCATAGCCAGCAATTATCAGATAGGTCAACTTTATCTATAAACCTTTGAGGCATGCTGTTTATTGGGTGCTTCATTCTTGTCCTTTCGTTACTATTACAGTATATGCCTATGCTATTATCGTGTCAATACCCCTATGCTATTTTGTAGCCCACATCTGGGGAGGCTGGGTAATTTTGGTGTCTTTCCAGTCAAACTCAATGATGCGGTCATTCCAATCAAGTTTGTTGTTACGGGTCTTGAGTATCTTCACGAATACCTTATCTTGCTGGAACTCGTTGTCGGTGTCCTTACGAGATACAACCATCGCTACATCAGCGTCATACCCGATAGCACCTGTACCCATAAACTCTTCAATCTCAATGTCTGTCCACTTGCGCTTGGCTTTGGGGTCAGACTTACGCAGTGAAACAATAATCACGAACGGTATCTCATACTTGAGGGCTAGGCTCTTGAACTCCTTGCTCATCTTGGCGACTTCTTCTAACTTCATGCCCCTACCAAGGTATTGCATATAGTCCAGAACAACCATGTCTACATCAGCTTTGGCTTTGGCTTTTTTGAGAAGTGGTTCTAGATCTCGGTAGTCGATTCGATATTCAGCTTGAAAGATAATATTCAGGTCATCTACTCGCCCGTCGTTGATATGCTTGAGTCGTGCGCCAATCTCAGCCTGGAGCATCTCTAGTGTGATAAACAGCACACACTTTTCTTTGGCTACCTTACAAGCGATATTCGCGGCTAAGGCTGATTTGCCGTTACTTGTTTCACCACCAATCAGGGTTACTTCACCACGCTTCAAGCCACCAATCTTCTCATCTAACAGGGGATAGCCTGTTGATAGTCCTGAAGGCTTACCCCAGTTCTTATAAACATCATCTATCTCATCTTCAAGCTCGATAATACTTACTAGCTCATCGTTATGCTTGACTACAGTCTTACTGGCTCGCTCGGCTAACTCATCTACAATCTCGATAAACGCATCATCATCTAAGGAGTGTAGTCTGTCTTTGATCCATTCATTCTTGCTCACTGTACCACTCCTTCAAGTCATTAAATTGCTTCCTGATGTTATCTTGCTCGGCATAGATAAGCTCTCGGGCCTGGTCTTCTAACGGTGGCATTGAGTTTACTATCTTGGTAAACACTCCGATACTCTCACGGCTTACTTGAATGCTATCTAACATCAAGTACTTGGGTATATTGATCCGCTCTGTCATCTCTTCGGGAGTTGGCGGTATGTATGTTTCACCCTCCATGTTTTTGTCCTTTCGATTCGTAACCTAGCTTCTCTTTTACTAGCCAGACAAACAGTGGTACTGGGGTACTTCGGGTATTTCCAGCTATAGCTTCTTTAGCAATATCATACAATCTTCCTTGCGGATAGATCCACGAAAACTTGAAAAGCATGTTCATATCTCTTTCTTCAGCTTGCAACATTGATTGCAAGGTAAAAGCACAGGTTTCTACTTCTCGTAAACTTTTCCTCTTCTTCATTATTCACCCCTTGCTTGGGTAGTTAGATTTAGAGTTATATTTGAGATGTTAGAGTAGTAGTTATATTTGGTGGGGTTTGAAAATTTTTGCACGGTACTTGACCTTTCCGAACCAACCAGGTATATTGTGAGTAAGCAAATACCTACACCGTCCACTTCACCTGGGCGGTCTTTTTTTACGTTATATGTCGGGTTAGCTAACCGTTGTTCACCCTCCTGGTAAGCAAATACCTAAGAGTTGTCCAGATTATAGCACGGGTGGATTAAATTGTAAACCGCTTACTTCTGGTATAATTGTTGTACCCCGTGCAGACCCAGTTAATGTCCTTTCCTGGTGCACTGCAGGGGTATTTTGTTACCGCCTAGTATCATCAACGTCAAACAAACGTGGCGGATAGAGCAGTTCATCTACAATCTCGGCTACATCCTCGGCTGGTACTTCCATGAGCCCTTCAAGCTCGTCTGGAGCTGTTCTGGCGATGTTTTTACGAATAGTTGAGGCTTTGTCCATTCTGGACTTTTCAATGCGTTCTGAGGCTTTATATAGCCCCAGCTTATTTTGAATGTTCCTTCGACCTCGAGTTATGCTTTCAATGCTTGGCATAGCTTTCATCTGTTCTTGTTGCTCTGGTGTGAGGTGCAAGCCCATGCTCGCCCACACCTCTATCACTAAAGTATTATCGCTATTCCTAGTAGCTGGTTTGTTTTCCAGTATGTTGAGTAGTCTGTTGTGGAGTTTCATATAGCATGCTCTCCACACTGCTCACAAAAGCCTGTTTCAGTTATTCTGGCATCGCAACATTGGCTCGTTACGCCCTCTAGATACTCACCAAAGCCATATTCTGCTTGTTCTGGTACACCAGCCCACTGTAATAGCTCTACATCGCTCGGATCTATTGTTCCAGCTAAGTCTTGAAGTTCGGCTATTTCGTGGTAGCTGATATTCTCGTTGCGTATTTGTTCTCTAAGATAGTCTAGTCTGCTCATTTTCTTGTCCTTTCGTTAAGTATTTCTTCGTCATTACTTCCACCCCTTGCTTGCTCATGTCCATAATCTCCCCAATCTCTCGGAATGTAAGCCCACAAGCTCGTAGAGTGATCGCTACAATTGGGCGAATATCGAGTTTACTCTCGGTGATCAGCTGTTCAATTAGTTCTATGTCCATAGTTTTTGATCCTTAATCATCTCATCGTAATCGGGTTCATCTAGTTCAGAGATATCACTTTCGGGAATCTCAATGTCTACTTCACACAAACCGCAATAAGCGATTGTACCGTGGTCGACATCGTACTCGGTATCACGATTATCTTCGTGATTTTTGAGCGCACAAAAATATCTCTGCAAAGCCTGGTCAGCTTGCTCTTCTAGTTCGTTCACATTTTCATAGTTATATTGTTCTTTTTGGATTGCCTTCTCACCCCGAAAAATAGTTGTCTCGTCGGGTATGAGTTCAGTATCGTGATCGTCTAGTTCTACGACTTCTAATCTTACTAATACTTGCTTCATTTCGTTGCCTCCTGATATAACTCTTTGCATTCTGGTAAGCGTTGACCAGCTTGTAGCGACTCTAAACACATGTCACCATGCCCAATCCAGCCAAGTAATAGAATGAAGGCGATTAGTAATATGATATAAAATAGTGTCTTCATTAGTTGCCCTCCAAGAAGTTGATAGCACCTTTGACGATGCCGCCAGCTGCTTCTTTTTCTGCTGGTGTCATACTATCCCATATGTTCAGCACTTCGGCTTTATTGTACTTGTCGCGGTTGTCTACGTTATACATGATGCCGTTAAAACTATCAGCCATCACCTGCTTGTAGACTTCACTGCTTTTGATCTGTTCTAGTTTGTTCATGGTGTTTGTCCTTTCGTTATGTCCTTCTTACACTATCCAGTATAGTCTTATGCTATTATTTTGTCAATAGGTTTTTGACAACTTTATTGTGCCAACAGGTAAAAAAAGCCTAAAAACTATGCTATAATAAAGACAAGAAAGAAGTACTAAACCTTGAAAATTCGGGAAAATAGCCATGTCGTACAATAATGATATAATCAGGCCATGAAGAAAAGACCGCCAAAGCTCACCAGAAAACAAGAGGCATTTGTTCGGGAGTTAGTAGAAAACCCCAAGCAGTCCGCCACGCATGCAGTCATGAAAACATACGGCAAGCCCGACAAGCCAATAAGTTATAACACCGCTCGGGCAGTCGCCAGTGAAAACTTGACAAAGCCTAGCATTCAGACAGAGTTAGCCAAGTATACTAAAGAGGTAGAGGATACATTGTACCGTGCAGTCCTTGATTGGGGTGATAGTGATACACCTAGAAAACGTGAGATAGCCCTAGATAGTGCCAAGTTCATACATGATAAGGTGCACGGCAAGGCCACCCAGAAGGTAGAAACCAGGAGCGAACAGGTAAGCATTAACATCAACATGACAGCAAGTCAAGAGCCAACAGGAGTAGACCACGTCGCACAATAACCATTTGGCGACATAGCACTTACAGCTTAAAAGGTAGTAAACCATAGCTCAGCCCTCAAAAACGCCGTAGAGAGGCTGTACGCAAGCCTACAGGAGAGCGCAAACAATTACAGGAGCGAGCAACCCCACCCCCCGTCGGCCTCGGGCTTGATAGCTACTCCTGTCTTATCTATATAAGCGGAGCGGAAGGAGTATCTTCACGCATGTCTGATATACCCCATTGTGTATATACAAATGGGGGTATATTGTATATACAAATGGAGAAAAAACATGGCTAAAAAATACCTTTTGTATATACATGATGATGAGAGATTTGAAGCGGTGGAAGAGAAGTCTGGGCTGGTGAATCATTTGCTCAACCATTACTGGGCTAAAGATAAGCATGAAAAGCTTGAAGGAAAAAAGTTCGTTGAGGCGGTTGATGAAGCTCTTGGTGGAGAGAAAACCAAACCAGAAGAGGTGGAGAGAATCCTTGAGAGTAGGCATACCTTTTGTAAGAATGGTCACTTTGCTAGGAACGGCAAGTGTACTTGGAAGGGGTGTAAATACTCATGATTTACTACACTTCTCAAGCTAGTAAGCTTCTCAAAGACCGAGAACGACAAGTTATAGCCCTACGCTTAGCTGGACTAACCTACAAGGCAATAGGCGAAAAGCTTGGTATAAGCGGAACAAGGGTTAGGAATATTGACTGTAAGGCTTGGGCTATCATTCGTAGGAATATCCGAGGAAATTGACACCTACGGTATAATAAGGTCAAACAAAAGGATTATTAGCTAACAAAAGGGAAAACCCCATGCCAAAAAAGAATATGACCCCCGAGGAACGGAAAGCCTTTGGGGAGAAAATGAAGGCCGCTCGAGAAGCCAAGAAGCAGGAAGCTGCAGAGCAGCCAGTACCAGAAGAAAAAGAACAGGAAGAGATTCTCAGTAGCGAGGATATTCAAGCTCTTGTCAGGAGGGTGAAAGAACTTGAGTCCAACTTCGCCAGAAGTGCTACCAAGACTGACTTTTACCAGGCTCGTCCTGAAATCAACCGAGAAGGAGCTTTAATTGGCTCGTTTGAGAAGTATATTGTAGACCCAGCCAGGTATCCTGACCCCTGTGAACGGTTGTCTCACGAGCCTCGTCTCAAACGATTTGCGTTCGACATCAATTATGAATTGAAGTTCACTGTTTCTACGGTGCAGTATCAAACTCAGGACGGAGTAAACACGAGAGAACCCCGATTTACCCTAGAACTTATCAATATCCACATGGACGATGAGGGGAATCCAACCAACAAGCGCCATGTTATCCGTACTTGTATCTTGCATGAAGACCCCCAGGCAGCTATTGAGATTGCCCGTCAGAACAACATCGAGATTGGTGACGACCAGAAGGCTTTCCTCGATGAAATGCGCTACCTGAGAATGCGAGATTGGCTACTCGAGGCTTTCTATCCTGCAAAACCTCAGACCAACAACAACGCTAAGGAAGAAGTCATCGGCAACCAGGTTGTGACGGTATACGAAGTAAACTCTCCCAACCCACAGGCTATTGATTTCACGAAGTAGTGTATAAGCCACACGCTAGACAGGTCTCGGCTCATTTAGCGTTCCTTACAGGGGGCTACAAGCGTGGCGTTCTCCTGATGGGACGACAATGTTTTGTTGGCAATACGCTGGTTGCTACGCCTGATGGCTATACTCATATTGAAGACCTACAGGTTGGAGATAGGGTATTGTCTTCTGATGGCTACAAAAAAATTATCAACACGTGGCAGTATGGGGTGGATACTGACCCTAAATCTATGATACAATTTAAGGTAGATGAAGAAACAATTACCTGTACATACGACCACAAGTTCTACCTTAACGGAGAATATGTTCCCGCTTATCAGTTTGCCTGGCGAGCGATGGCTGCCAGTGAAAGGACACAGCTCAAACTACTTTGTGAGCAATATGGGCAACCTTTTGACTACAAGGAAGCACAACAAAGGGGGTTGGACATCTCTGATGAAGCCAGCTTTGGATGGTTCTGGGTATCTGAGGACGGTTTTAGACGGCAAGACGGTGAAAGTACACAGGATAGTAGCACAGACGTGGCTACAGAACCCTCTAAACAAATCGGACGTCAACCACATAGATGGGGACAAAACCAACAACCAGATAACGAACTTGGAGTGGCTGACGCATCGAGAGAATATTTTGCACAAGATGGGACGAGCAGCGAACAAGCAGGGGGAGAATTGTGGAACGCACATTCTAAACGAGAAGCAAGTATTAGAGATACGGAAGCTGAAAGGCACATTGAGTTACCGACAGCTAGCAGAGAAATATGGGGTATCGTACTACACGATTCAGGACATTATACGCAGAAAAACGTGGTTTCATCTGTAACCGTACACACAACAATTGAAACTTACGCAATTGATGTTGAAGATACGCACGATTATTGCATTACAACTAAGAACATTTTAGTAGGCAATAGTGGCAAAACCTACTTTGCTACCCAGCACTCCTGGTTGTCGGCGGTGCTGGAGCAAGGTCGGTACTTTGTGGTGTTCAAGACCTATAAGCAAGCCCATGAAGTCGTGTGGAGGCAGTACGTACCCCTCATTCCCAAGGAACTTATCTACAAGAAGAATGAGCAAGACCTCTTAATCGAACTGAACTACGTGAACGGCCCTGTCACCCTTCCAGATGGGACAACTTTCCAGATAAACCACGATACAACCAAGCCACGCAGCACAATTCAGCTCTTAGGTAGTGACCAATCCGATTCCCATCGTGGATTCAAGGCTAACGGGATTATTTTTGACGAGTATGCTGACCAAGACCCCAATAACTGGGACGCAGTGTATAAGCACTTCTTCACCACTACTAACGGGTGGGCGATATTCATGGGTACTCCGAGGGGATATAACCACTTCTACGACCTGATTCAGTACGCTAAGGACAATGACCGCTGGTTTTACCAGGAAGCCACCTGGCGAGACTCGCCGTATGTATCAAAAGAGTTTATTCAGGAAGAACGCGAGGAAGCCGAGAAGCAAGGCAAATTAAGCACCTTCTTACAGGAGGTAGAATTGGAGTTTCGAGCTGTGCAAGGAGCTGTTTATCCACAATTTAACCGTAAAGTTCACCTAGTTACCCCGTCTGAAGTCCCCGAAGACCTCACAATCTATGCAGGAATCGACTTTGGCTACCACACCACTGCCTGTGTCTTCGTAGGCATCGACAAAGACCAGAATTGGTGGGTTTTTGACGAAGTTTATGGCCGAGAAGAGATTTTGAAGGACATTTTACCCCGAATTAAGGACAAAATAGGCGATAAACGGCTCGTTTTGATGGTTGGTGACTCCCAAGCCAAGGACGCTATCGAGACGATGGCTCGTGATTACCCGATTGTACCTGTTGTGAAGCGTGGCGATTCGATTATCCACGGTATTGACCTTATCAGGACTAAATTAAAACCCCGTGTTCAGCTGATTGGGCCACCAAAACCAACCATGTTTATCTCTACGGTATGCAAAAACCTCATTAAAGAGATAGAAGCCTACAAATACCCCGAGGATAAGCCTGACCGTAACCCATCGGAGCTTCCTATGAAGGAAGACGACCACGGCCCAGATGCGCTTCGTTACCTGGCATTACACCTGAAGTACAGTGTGACTAAGGATAAGGGAATACCTAAACCCTCAATGCTAAAAGAAGTCAACGAATTTGGATTACTTTAGTGATAGAATATCCTTAAACGGAGTGACCCCATGAAAAAACCAAAAGAACAATTTGAGTACCAATATAAGAAGGATTACCAGGAAGACTGGGACATTCACCGTAAGTATATCTCAAATAACTTTGACTCATGGGAAGCCATGCTCCTGGGACAGGTGTACGACTCAGTATCTAAGTCAATCGATGGCTCGAAGATCACCGATTCCTACGCTATGACCCTTGCTAAGGAACGAGCTGACCGAGTAGTAGCGAAGCTCCCAGAAGGCCAAACTCTTCCTATAGGCAAAGCTGACCTGGGGAAGGCTGCTTTCATGGATATTATTCGCCAAAAGTGGATTTACCCCAATGCGAACGCTCAGCACCCATTCCTAGAAAAATTGAACATGTGGCAACTCTACTCCTCGGTTTACGGCTATATGCCAATGTTTTACGACTGGAATGTCTCCTCTACAGGATATGTCGGGCCAGATTGCTGGTTGTGGAATCCTCGTAATCTTATCCCTCAGCAGGGTAGAACTTCGATTGCAGACATGGAATATGTAACCGCTCTTACTTGGGTGTCTAAGAAGTACCTCGAAGACATTCTGAGCGATATGACCGAGAAAAACGACGGTGACGAGAATAAAGCCAATGGTGGCTGGAATGCTGATGCCATTCGTGCCCTCTTAGAAGGTGATGAAACTACTTCTCGGGATACCGAGCGAGATACTGAAACTGAGCGTATTCGCATCGCCCAGGGAACAAAGAAGGGTATTTGCCTCGCTACCAGGTACGAATCTGGTGAAGACGGAGAATGGATTACTTTTGCTCCAGATAATGGTTGTATTGAAGTCCGCAGATTAAAGAACCCTCACAAGAACGGTAGGATTCCGTTTGTTATTAAATACTGCCAGCCAACCTACGACTCATTCTACGGTCTAGGAGACTTCCAGCGAGCCAAACCACTTCAGTACGCTCGTGATGGACTGACCAACTTCTACTTCAAGGGCATTAAGATGAACCTGATTCCACCGATTATCGTGAATGCCAACGGAGTCTTGAAACACACCATTGACTACCGAGAAGGCTCAGTCATGCAGGAAACCATTCCTAACTCGATTCGTCGTCTGGAAACCTCTACTGCAGGTCTTGCCACTTACCAGGGAGCACAGTCTAACCTAACAGGCTCACTCCTTAGCCAGTTTGGCTCGCAGAACGCTTCAATGCCAGGAGCAGAGACACTCAACCCTTCACAGGGTAAAACTCCTGCAGCAGTGAACATGTACTCCGAGAAGGAAGCTACACGAGACGGTTCTGACCGCCGACACCTACAGTCTGCTATTGAGCAGCTAACTGACGGCTTCTTCAGCTTGATTGTGAATATCGGCACGGAAAGTATCCCAGTAGAACTGTTTGCCAACGACATCGAGGAAATCGCCAAAACCAACGCAGACATTATGAATATGTTTGAGAAGAGCGTAGTCCCAAGCCCAAGTGCAAATAGTGCTAGCTTGTCGATTAAGCCTGAGAGCCTGAAGGGTGTTGAGTACCGCTTCAATATGAAGGGTGATTCTACCACCAAGACCAATAAGGAAGCTCAGCGTGAAGCTCTGGAGAACTTCATCGGGGTTATCGGTAAGTTCCAGAACCTCTTCAAAGAAGACCCTCGTATCCAGGTAAATTGGGGTGCGATTATGAAAGCTGAACAGTCTCTCTCTGACATCGAAGGCTTACAGGACTTTGTGACTGTAGCTGATGGCCCTTCTCCACAAGAAGCTGCTATGATGCAGGAGAACCAGCAACTACAGCAGCAGCTACAAGAAATGCAGGCTCAACTTCAGCAACAGCAAGAGGCAGCTAGCCAGCCACCTACACCTGTTGTGACCAAGTCAGGCCACATGTTCAACGACCCAGAACTGGGTCAGGTAGCTGACGCTGTCATTAACATGTAAATGAAGCTACGGCTTTAGAAAGGACGAATATGGAACAGCAAGGTATCATCGGAGACTCATATCCAACTGAGCTCCCCGTTACGAATGTCCCTGAACAGGACTTAACTGAAGAGAAGAAAATGGCGAAGTTCTCGAAGACGCGTGAGTTCAAGCGACTCAAAACTCACATGGAAGAACGAATCGCCTATTACCAGACCTTCCTTCCTAGTGGGAAGAGCGTTTTAGAAGCTGAAGATGTAGTCAAACTCGGGCAAAACTGGCTGGTAGCGCAAGCTATTGTTACTGAATTACAAGCTATTATCGATGCTTACGAACTCGCTAACGAGACAGTCAAGAATGCTCAACGATAACGAAAGAGAGATGTATGCTTTACATGTATAGCGGTGGGGGAGTAGTATATCTGTATGAAGGAAATACGTCTAGGAAAGAATGGGCTCACAATAGTTTGTAATTGCCACTTCAGTAGCGTCTCTGACGGCGGATGGTACTTTGATGGTAGATATGTGAAGCGTGACCTTGTAGTCGACGGTAAACGCATACGACAGTACATGCACCGTGTCGTTGCCAATACTCCGAAAGGTCTAGTTACAGATCACGTTAACGGTGACAAGCTAGACAATAGATGCTCGAACTTAAGGATTGCAAGCTACTCAGAAAACAGCGTGAACTCTGACCCTCGTAACAGGAATAGATATAAGGGGGTGACCAAGTATTCTGAAACGTCGTCGACTCCATGGAGAGCAATGGTAGCAGGTAAACACGTAGGGGTGTACGGCACGGCTCAAGAAGCGGCAATCGCCTATAACAAAGTAGCTTCTGAAAAGTATGGTCGATTCGCGAGGCTAAACAGTGCATAGTGATAATATCCGCGAACAATTCGAGAGGTGGGGCAAGCAACCACCGACCCACGATCCGCACGGTACAGATGAAGACATCAAGGAGAACTTGAAGCCAATTCGACCTACTAAATGGCGACAAGAGGGGAACAAACTCATCGGAGATACCGAAATGGGCCGTGTCGTACAATTCGTGCCAACCGACATGATGCTCCAAGGGACTGACGAAAATGGATTGCCGATTTTAGTTGATGTGGTATTATAGCCCTAGAGCGTCGACCTGAGCTTTGACTTCAAGTCTAAACGGTGGTCTGTAAAACTAAAGGTGTCGCCCGAACCTTAACGGGGGCTGTAAAAAAAGAAGGAAAAAAAATGGATACAAACGAAATCCCACAGGAAGAAGTTGAAGTACAGGAGACTCCAGAAGAGACTCCAGAAACACCTGAAACGCCTGAGGAAGAACCTACACAAGAAACTGATACTGAAGAGGAAGCTCCAGAAGAACCACAGGGGGAGGAGCAACCAGAAAGTGAAGAACGACCACCTTCGAGGCGAGAAAGCTTACGCATTCAGCAACTCATTCAGAAGATGAAAGAGCCTGAACAAGCTCCAGCTCCGAAGATGCCTGAAGCCCTTGATTACAGGCAAGCACTTGATGCTGACCCTGAAATCATAAACAAACTCGAGGAAGACCGCACGAAGTTCGGCCAAACTATCCGTGACCAGACTCTCGAACAGGTAAAGTCAATCCAGTTTCATACACGCCTAGAAATAGATGCGCCTCGTGTAGAAAGTAAGTATCCAGCCCTGGATAAGTCATCAAGTGACTTCCAGCCAGAGATTGCTGATGCACTCAATACCTCATATCTTAGCTTGGTGGGTTACGACCCAGACACCGATACGGTGAAAAATCCAAACATTCGATATGCAGATTACATTGAGGCTCAAATGGAGCTCGCAGAAGCAATCGCAGGGCAGAAGACACAGAAGACTGCCCAGAATATCGCTAAGCAAGCAGCGACCACTGGCTTGCGACCCGATGGGAGCAAAGCTAAAGGTTTGAACCTGAACCAATCTCCCGACCAAATGACAGACGAAGAGCTCGCAGCAGCGATTGCAGCTACTCTTCCTAAAAACTAAAACAAGGAAACACAATGGCAACTCCAACAACCAACTCAAATGTGTTGAAGTCGATTGCAGCAACTGCTCAGTATGTGCAGGAAGCCTGGACTCGTGACATTCAACAGCCATTCGACAAGAAACTTCAAATGGCAAAGCTCGTACAAGACCGCAGTGGTCTCGTATCAGCTGGTGGTGACCTCATCAATGTTCCTTTCGCAATCGGTGTAGATAGCCGTGCGAAGGCTGACGATGGCACAGCAATCACCTACGATGTACCTAACGGTGCTCCAATTACCATCAACATCAACAAGCACTACTACAGTGCTATCCTCATTCCTGACCTTGCTAAGGTTCAGTCTAACTACGACTTGAAGAGCGTCTTCCAAGAGCGTATGGCTGAAAGTCTTGCTCGTCAGATTGACACTGACTTGATGGCTCTTTATGGCTCGGCAGGTACTACCGTTACTGGTGGTGCAGCTATCGACGACGCAGATATTCTCTCCGTTGTTGCAGCTTTTGATGCAGCTAACACTCCACAGGACATGCGTCGTGGTGTAATCGGAAACAACACTAAGGCTGACCTTCTAGGCGTAAACAAGTACGTTGCTTACGACCAGACTGGTAAGACTGGTAAAGCTGTTGACGGTTCAACTGGACTTGTTGGTTCTATCTACGGAATCGACATTTACCACAGTGGTAATGTTCCAACCTCAGTAACTGGCCGTAACCTCTTCTTCCACAAGAATGCGATTACGATTGCCCAACAGTTGAAGCCAAAGTTTGAAATGGAATACTCGGTTGACCAGATTGGTACGAAATGTGTCCTTCACACCATTTACGGTGTAGGCGTAGAGCGTGCTTCAAGCGTCATCGAGCTCACTCGCACAACCGCTCCTTAATCGGAACTTAGTGCAAAAGATTAAGACCCTTCGGGGTCTTTTTCTTTGTGGTAGAATGAGCGTGTAATATTAAATCCTGAGAGAAAAGCTGCTTCGGCTGTCCGAGTATTGTTTTCAAGGGAATAAAACAAGGAAAAACAAAATGCCTTCAAGAAACGAATTAAATGTTCGTGCAGCTGCTGTCGGATTCGATGGCTCGACTATCCCGAACGACTCAAAGCTCGAACAGAAAGTTCTCTGGCTCGAGAAAAACAGCTCTACCGTTACAGGTACAGCTCCTACAGGAACAATTACTGCTTCAGGTGTTGCTGTAGCTGGTGAAACCATCACTATTGGTAATGTTACCTACACATGGCGCGCAGCCGTAGATAACACCATTCCAAACGAGATTAAAATTGGTGCAGCTGCTACCAACTCATTGGATAACTTGAAAGACGCTATCAACGGTACTTCAGCAGTTGGTGTACCAGGTACTGATTACTCTCAGCTTACCAAGCGTCACCCACGGGTTACTGCTGGTGCAAAGAACGCTACGACCTTGGTTGTTGCTTCAACTGATACCAACGCTAACGGTTCACTAGCAACCACTGAAACTATGACCAACTGGGCATGGGGTGGAGCTACTCTATCCGCAGGTACAATGGGTGGAATCGCTCAAGGTACAAGTACCACTGCAGGTGTAGCTGGTATTTCTGGTGATCGAAACACTAGCGTATAATAGCTAGGTAAATTAAGGAGAATAGATATGGCCCGCAAGAAAAAAGAAGTAGTCGAAGAGACTGTAGTTGAGGAAGTAGTTGAAGGGACTGTTGTGCAGCACCTAGACCGCGACCCTAACGACCCACGCGTTAATCGCAGTGAACGAGGTGACTCGCTCCCAGCTTACGACGAAGTAGTCGAAGAGACTGCCGTCGAAGAAGACGCAGAATAGAAACTAGCCCCCTCACAGGGGCTTTTTTCTTGTGATAGAATGGGCGTAAGGAAAATTGAATATGCAAACAGAAACACAAGAATTGGAAGAACATAATCGTCGTACCAGTCGTACTCGGGGTTACAACCTGATGTCGGTTCGTGATGCTGGTGGTACTAAAATGAGCAACGATGTAGTTGTTCGTTGGCATGTACCAAAACCAGAAGATTACTACCACTACAAGTACATTCCAGAGGGAACGATTGAAATAGATGGAAAGCTCTACGATGTAGAAGAACTCAGGAGCTTCTTACGGTGGGCATAGAGTATTCTAAGCTAGATCCTCAGACGAGGAAGCTTCTTGAAGATGTTGAATCTCGGAAACCCGAAGTCCAATCTTTAGCTGAACTCAAGAAAGTCAGTAAGTCACTGGAAGGGCTATCAGCTTATCTCCAAAGACAGAACCAAACTACTGAAAAGACCAGTGGTGATATTGCTGATGTCTTGCTTGATGTCCGTGATGCACTTGATGAGTTTGCCTCACAGGAAGCCCCAGAACAGCCCGATTATGCCAAACCAGTAGTTGGTGCAGTTGAAGACCTAAAAACCGCTCTGACGGCAGCTATTAAGGGCATAGAGGTATCTCCAAAGGTAGCTGCTCCAAATGTAAAGGTAGATGCTCCTAAAATAGACCTTTCAGGTGTTGAGAAGGCTATGAAGGAGATTCCTAAAGCTCTGGAAGCAGCCATCAAGAAGATCCCTCAGACCGAGATTCCAGAAACTGACTTTACTCCTTTAGCCAGCAAGCTCGATGAAATGCTTGTAAAACTGGGTGAGATTGATACTGGTGTTCGCTTAAAACCTCAGACCCCAAATGTAATGAAGGTGACGAATACTGATGGTTCAACTATTGGTGGCTCACCTACCTATAAAATCCTGGTAGATAAGGGGACAACAAACATTATTTATATAGGCAAGGCTCCTATCGGAACAGCTCTTGGAACGGGGGCGTGGCAGATTAAAAAAATAGATAAGACTGTAGCAGATAACGTAACAATAACTCACGCAGCAGCAGGGGCTTTCACCGCAACGTGGAATAACCGAGGAAGTGAGACTTACTCATGAAACCCATAAACCGCAGATACCACGACTTAGATGACACTAACACTCAATCAAGCATGACTTGGGATATGAGTAATGGTGATGAAATAGTAGTGGAAAACCTTATTACTTATGGCGAAGCAACTGACGGCAAAGAACAGCTGACAGCACTGGCACAAGCAGTCTGTGATAGCTACGAGGAGAATCTATAATGGCAGTAATTGTATCTAACGGAGCAACTAACCTTTCTACGGCTAGTGGGTTTTATAGGGCAGAGAGCTATAACCTCTCACCAATGAGTACGACCAGCCTAGCACTTTCATCTGCTAGACAAATATCTGTAACATTCGCCAACGCTGGTAACTGTCAAGGGCTGATACTCCACTTGACACCGACCAACTCAAGCACAAAAGATGTAACCGTTACCTTACAAGAAAACACAGGTAGCTGGGTAGATAGGGCAACCGTAACCCTCACAGCAGCACAGATAACTAACTCGGTATCTAACAACAATCAGGCTACTTGGATTACACCTTTTACGTTCTCGGTTCCTTATGCAGTAGACACCACAGCTAGCAAATGGCGGTTCAACATCACACAAAGTGCTGGTGGCTCGAACAACTGGAACCTAAGAACCTCTAACGGTACAGCTCCAAGCTACATTGCTTGGTGTGACAATGCTCTAAGCTACACAACTAACGATGTCATAATTGCCAAAGACAAGATAACTATTGACCAGAACTGCCAATTCAACGGCTTACTTTCAACTGGTGACTCAACTTACTCGGTATGTGCAATAGCCTGTACTGGCTCAACAGGTGACTACAACAACAACGGTATGATTGTCTGGGACAACACGCCAGCAGCCAGCTATACAATGACGATAAACGGCACAATGCTGATGTCGGCACACGCAGGCTTCCATGTTGGTGACTCGGCTAATCGTATACCAACAGCTCAAAAGGCGATTGTACAGGTAATACCAGCTACATCAGGTACTAATACTAACTCAGGTATATGGAACGGTGGTTTCGCAAACCACGCAAGTTATATTGGGCGTATGAATATACAAATGTACGGTGAGATACCAACTACACGCTCAACCACGCTCAGTGCAGACGCAGCAGCCTCACAACCAAACATCGTTACTACCGACTCAACAGGCTGGGCGATAGGTGACAAGCTAGCTATTGGCAAGGCAGGTGTTGTCGGTGGAATCCCAGATACAGCGCCCTATACAATCAATACTATTGCAGGTACTAACATTGGTCTAACTACTAATATCTTGACTAATGCCAGAAAATCTGGTGGTCACGTCTTTAGGCTCAATGGTTATGGTGTGGAGTTTAGGAATACGCACAACGCTACAATTCTCAACTATTTCAACGGTGGTAATAATGTGGTATTTAGTGGGGTGTGGCTTGATGGTATCGCATTCAACACATCTAACGGTACGAGCCAATGGTACGATGATGCTTCCAATATAGGTAATATAACTATTGAAGATTGCAGTGTGTCTAACGGTTTGATGACTGGTGGCTCAACACTTATGCAAAATATTAACTTCGCAAACAAGCCGATGTCGGTACAACGATGTCATTGGTTCAAGGCTAATACGTTTGGCACACTTTATGGGCCAACGTCAACTATTAAGACGTTCACCAATAATATTTGTATTTCGGGTAGCGTAACTGGTTTTTTTAAGTTACAAAACATGAATATAACTAACAACTACTTTTATAACAATTCAGGTCAGTTTATAGGCAACTCTTCTGGGTGGTTCAATTCTACCGTATCTAATAATTACTTCTGGGGTACTAGCTCAGGGGTAATGCGAAATGATGGTGCAATGGTCAATGTAATTTGGAGTGGCAATCAACACGAACAAGTGCTTCGTTCAATCTGGAATTTCTCAACAATCATCAACTGCCCTATGATAAATGAAACTTATGGTATTGAAGCTGGAAGCTTTGAGATATACCACGCATTCGTAAACTACTCGCCTTACGCCAACTTTGTGATAGACAACCCAAATATAGGTACTTCAATTACACCGACCCTAAATGATACAGATGGCGTGGATGGCTCGCAGATACGCTTCCAGAATTATGACCAAACCGCTAACTCTGATTTTACACATATGCCATACGGCAAAATCTACCGTACTGGCACAGGTTTAGCTGACACTACCGTCCGAACGGCTGGGGGCTTTGCGATGAGGTTTGAACCGACTTATTCACCAAACCTAATGCACTGGGAACAGAATGTTCCAACAGGCAATATTCAAAACAAAACGATGACGGTATCGCTCTGGGTCAAGTTAAATAATGCCGCTTACTACGGCGG